ACTTTTAGCACAAATTAAAAAAGATACAGGTGTAGACGTTGATATTTGGGCGGCAGTAAGTGTAGCAAAAGCATTTGATAAATTAAATATTAAATACGAACGCACAGAGAAGTCCGGGCAACCAAAGTTTGATAAAAACTTTTTATCTACACATAAACATCCGTTAGCTAAAATGGTTGTGCAAGCTAGAGAGTTTAATAAAGCACGTACAACATTTATTGACACAATACTTACACATTCTTACCACAGTAGAATTCACGCCGATATCAATCAAATGCGTGGTGAAGCAGGAGGAACGGTCACAGGACGGTTCAGTTATAGTAATCCAAACCTACAACAAATTCCTGCACGTAATAAAGATATCGGGCCGTTGATACGATCAATCTTCGTCCCAGACGAGGGTTGCAAGTGGGGTAGTTTCGACTACTCTCAGCAAGAGCCACGCGTTCTTGTGCACTTCGCCGCGCTTACCGGCGGTGGCTTGAAAGGCGCCGACGAGGTCATAGAGTCTTATAAGACACAGGACCCCGACTTTCACCAAGCTGTCGCCGATATGGCCGGCATAGACCGACGTACAGCCAAGACGATTAATCTTGGTATGATGTACGGTATGGGTAAAGGAAAACTAGCTAGCGAGTTAGGTTTAGATAGAGAAGAAACAGAAGATTTATTCGCAAAGTTTCATGCTAATGTACCCTTCGTAAAACAGTTGATGGAACAAGCAACTAGAAAAGCAGAGAATGTAGGTTTCTTACGTACACTGCTTGGTCGTAAGTGTCGTTTTGATTTATGGGAACCACGCGCTTTTGGTATTCATAAGGCATTGCCATTGTGGGAAGCAGAGAAAGAGTATGGACGTGACTTAAAAAGGGCATGGACGTACAAGGCACTTAATAGATTGATACAAGGTTCTAGTGCTGACATGACAAAGAAAGCGATGGTAGATCTATACGAAGAGGGTATTATTTCGCATATACAGGTTCATGATGAGTTAAACTGTTCTATTGAGAGCAAGGAACACGCAACACGGATCAAAGAAGTAATGGAGAATACCGTAGAGTTAAAGGTTCCTCTTAAAGTAGACGCGGAAATAGGACCATCGTGGGGAGAAATAAAAAAGAAATGAGAAGACTTAATCCAAAAACAAGCAAACCTTTTAAACATGGTGAAGCCAGAGAAGATGGATATATGTTTGATTGTTATATAAAAAAAGTGCAAAAAAATGGATATTTTAAGGAAATGTGGAGGCATCCAGATAAATTTCTCAAAATGAAAGAAAGAAAAAAGAAAAGAAAAAAAGAAATATATAATGAAATAAAAAGAGATTGTGATAAGTATAAATTAGAACGTGGATGTACTCATTGTGGGTACAAAGAACACGCTGTGGCATTAGATTTTCATCACATAAACCGAGAAGAAAAAACTGTTGAGGTCTCTAGAGTTTGGAAAACAGGTTGGAAACAACAAGAAAAATTGAAAAAAGAGATAGAAAAATGTATTATTTTATGTGCAAATTGTCATCGCATAGAGGAGGAAAGACTTAGAAATGTTTAAAGAGTTATGCGCAACATTATTTATATTATGTAATCCGTTATTAAATGGATTTGATTTTAATTATAGTATGAATCCGCGAGATCAATTTGTAAAAGGTATAGCAGAATGCACAATATTAAATAATGCATTTGTACCTCCTAACGAAAGAGTTGTAGTTGCTGTTAGTGTAGCACAAGCAATACTAGAATCAGATTGGGGACGTTCTAGATTTGCTAAACAAGGTAATAATTTTTATGGTATCATACAAACAGATGAAACAGAGCCACATATAAAATCACTTAACAGTAATATAATGTTAAAAGTATACGGTAATAAATGTGAAAGTGTTTCTGATTACATTGATTTACTTAACAATTCTAGTGCATTTAAAGAATATAGAAATCTACGTATGACTCAGTACATGAATGATAATGTCAATGTGTATGATCTTATTCAAACTTTAGAAAATTACGCTGTAGACCCAGAATACACAAAAAAATTATTAGCTGTTACACTTGGTTTATTTGAAAAATATCCTCAAATATTTAGATCAAAAGAAATTTGGGAATACTACAAAAACAATAAAAAGACTTAATTTCCTTGACAATCTGCTAAA